CTTATACACATGGTATTGAGAGCTAGTGAATCTTCGCGATTCGCTCTCTATAACTTGATGATATTAAACTGCGACATATATATGGTTGTTATGCGTAAAACCTTAGACCTCTTTAGTGTTTGTCAAAATATTTTTGGGGTTCTGAAAGGTGAGAGCAGACGCATATTATTGATATCTGATAATGATGTTTTCTTCTGCATTTGATAGAACAGGTCACTGTAGGCGGATCAGTGCATGGTGTTTGGTGCGTGTCCAGTAGCGCCTAGAAAGCCGAACACTAACTATGTCAGAAGGGTAACATGCACTACGAATCGTTTCACGTCAGAAACCGTTCGTGTATCTGGATTTTGTAGAAGGCATTGCTAATTTGGCTTGACACTCGTAGCATTCAACCTCTTTTTAGAGGGCATAAATCGGGATATTGTCAAAATATTGGATCAATGTACATTATTTTAGGATTGATATCATATGTGAGATATTTTTACCCCTGTTTAATACTATTAGGGATCACTCAGGTTTATTTTCACTTATTTTGCACGATGGAAAGTTTTCTATTGGCTGGCTATAACTCTGACAGTGCAGTGAGTGATGCAAGTATGACGAAGGCTTGCACTATGATACAAAGCACTATGTGCAATTATTGTAACGGAATTTCTGATGATGAAACTTATAAGCGTGACTTTGACCGCTTTTTTGGTTTGCTGTATCAAGGTTTCTCGTTTCCGTTACATGATAAGATTTGCTGTTGTGGAGGTAAAGGATATGTTGCTATTGTTAAGCGACTGAAGTTTTTGTCGCAACATGAAATAGTATATAGTGATACATCTGAATCCTCCGAACAGATTTTAGAAGATGAAGCAATGGGTTGGGTTACCAACCCTAAACAAATGTTGCGTTATTGTCAAAGAAGAAAAAGATCATTACGTAAGCGCGACATACGGCCGCAGTCAAATTTAGAAACTACGGATTCCGAATTTGTAGAAGTATTGATTATGACTGCATTACGTTTTTATGGTGTATACCGTACAAAAAATATTATCACGTGTATCTCTGCTCTTTTAGATACCTTACGTGATTTTTGTGGTCCAGATGTTGTCCATTTTTTGAGGAAGTATTTGTCACCATTATATGACAAATATACAGATTGCACACTTGAGAGTATGTGTGATTTCGTTTTGTCCAATTCCATGAAGTGGAACATGTTTATTAATAATACTATGTTTCCACTATTTTCACGTGTAGTGACTCTTATTACTATTGCGGTTCTAAGCCCAACGAAATTTTTAGGACACTTGCGAAAGGACTTGATTGAAGTTTATAATTTCATATCCTCTTATCGCAAAGATGCTGTTGGTATTTTTGATTGGGTTGTGAAGACCATTACTTCAGTAGTCAAGATAGTTAAGGTGTATTGTTCCACAGGTTCCATAGAAGAAGCATTATGCCAGAAAACACATATTCAATTGGTACAAAGTTTGTACTTCAGTTGTACTGATAAATATAACTCGGCTCTTAATGGTTGTTTATCTGGGGAATGGTTGGATTTTGAAAGTCATGTTCTAGATGTTATGTCGAAAATTGAAGAAATTCAAATCTATATGTCCCCCCGTGATGTCAGTATAGCCAGAACTTATTTGGACAAATTGCAACAGATGAAAGTGAATATAGTTGCGCGAGAGAATGGAAAAAATAATCGCGTTCAACCTTTTGCTTTCACCATGACTGGTGGAACTGGAGTTGGTAAGTCCCACTTGTCTACATCTTTAATTCGACACATACTTAAATCAAATAAATTTCCGGTTCATGATAATACTATAGCGACTATAAATCTTAAACAAAAACATTGGGATAACGTTTATAACGATACATTAGGGTGGAAATTTGATGACCCGGATTTTGTTTTGGATACTAAATCAGTTGATGATTATGCCACACCAATCGGTAGAGCACTTAATGGCGAACAATTTGTTTTAGAAAAAGCTGATTTGGATTCTAAAGGTAAAGTTTTTTGTAATTGTATGGTCGCTGCTTTGACCTCTAACGATCCAGAATATGGTATACCTCAAGTTGCAAAAGAACCAGCCGCATTTCATCGCCGCTTTCATGCGCATATTGAGGTGAGGATTAAGACTGATTTTTGTAAAATGTCTAATGATGGTTCTCCATCATGTGAAATGGACCCTGAGAAAGTTCGACGAATATATCCAAATACTCTATTTCCAGATATTTTCCGAATTAATGTCATGAAAGTGAAAATTAGAAGAAGACAAAAAAATACTGTCTACACTGAGGATGTTGATGACATTTATAGACTTCACACTCCTGACAGTTATTGCTTTGAGCCAGTAGTGTGGAGAGGTGAAGAAATGAGGCAAATAAGCATTGGTAAACTTTTAGCATACCTGACTGAAGTAAGTAAGTCATGGTTTGAATTACAAAGATCTTTAGTGGCATCTGGAAATCCAGATATGAAGTTGTGTCCAGGTTGTAACGTTGCTTGTGAACATTGTGTATGTGCTCGACCACATTCTGGAAGTAAAAATGATGATGTAGATAGCGATTCTATTACGATTTTCAAGAATGAGGATGAAGATGATGGTGTTTCAATCAGTGAGAGTAAGATTTCAGGCGAGCATGACAATCATCCTACTATTATAACTACACAATCTTTGAATAATGAATATCTGATAGTAGATCGTTCTAAGTTTGGTCGTATACCAAAATTTACTACTCCGGGTAATTATCCGTGTTCTTTGTGTGGTTCCAAATGTGATATATCTGGTTTGTATGTGTGCCTTGACAGTAAGAATGATCAGGTGAGAATATGTAGAAAATGTCTCGCCATCACACGAGTTACATGCGATAAATGTCTTAGACTGCCTATTGAACAAACAAAAATGAAAAGACAACCTAAACAAGTTGTCAAATGTGCTGAAAAATTTTGTTTAAATTGCAAAAGCGTCAAGACTGAATCTGGTACGAAAAGTGTCCATGAATTTATTGATGAGTTTGTTTTAGAATACACTAGCACAGTGAATGTCGAGAAAACATTGAAAATCACTTTTGAGAGTGTTATAATCAATTATTTAATTGGTGGATACGAAGGTGTAGTTGAATATATGAACAAGTTGAGCATAGGTTTCTCTTTAGAGTGTGGAAATTTTGTTTCAAAATTGATTTCCCGGCTCTTGGATTTAGCTTATGCAAAAGGGCTATTGACTTGGGAAATGTGGGTGCCACGCACTATTGAAGCTACACCAGTGATGGAGTATCTTTATGAAAAGTTTGGTTACGCGAAGTACGTTAAGCGTGCAGATGATTCCATTGGAATCATATCCTTGTTATCCTTTCTCATGATGAAATTTGATAGCTTTTCATATCGTAATTTATTGGGTATCATTCCTTTGACTTATGTTGCGACCAACTTTGCACCAGCTTCATGGTTAGTTAGATACATTTTGAACAAAATCTCTTATGGGGATTACGTTCGATTAGTATTAACATTCAAGAAAATTGTGAAATTTGCAAAGAGGTCAAAACAACCAGCATTAGCAACTTTTTTGCTTACTTTTCTTCATACGATATATAGGTATAAACCAGACACTTGGATACACGGCGGAAATCTTTGGAAAATCTCGATTATGTTAATTATGTTAATTATTAAAAAGATGAAGAGGCGAGATATGTCCCTTAGACGAGCCATTACACGTTTTTGGATAAAATCTAAGACTAATAATCCTGTGAGAGATGAAATTCTTCCTTCAGTAGGTGCTTGTTATATTATTGGTAAGTTAGGGTTAATTGGTAATAATGTCTTGTATACCATATTAGATAAGTATAGATTGAACCCTCAAGCTGATAGTGAGATGCCAATAGTTGACTATGCAAGTCTTTCTGGTATGGCTCGATATTGGTATAAGAAACAGTGGTATAATGCCAATTTAGATCCATTGCCTGTGTCTATAACTAGTAATCATGTTGAGTTGAAGAATGCTGTGTGTAAAAATTTGTTGCATGTTCTTAATACAAAATCAGGTGAGAGTTGTGATGCCTTTGCAATTTGTAGCAGAATGATCTTACTTCCACATCATCAAGTGTCAAAGAAACGAGCTAAGTACATTTTTACTCGTAAAGATGATTTGCAAGGAGTTTGTGGGAATGCACGTTTTTCATGCAATTTTTCTTTAGATGATTGTAAATATTATGGTGGTGATCTTGTTGTCGTAGAAGTCCCAAAATCTGGTGACTTTGCAGACATGTCCAAGTACTTTATGGACAATTCAGAAAGATTACCTCCATTTGGTTCTATGATTTACAGACGTTCTAATGGTTGTATTGAGGTTAATGAAGTTGTGGAAATTAAGCATAATAGTCGTTGCACGAACAACCATTGTATTATTCCTGGTGATTCTTCCAGCAAGGTCTATTTCAATGGTATGTCGTATATTTCATCTGGTGTTGGAAGGTGTAGGTGTATGTCTGTTGTACTTGCAGTAGAGAATCCTTCAGCTATATTAGGATTTCATCTTGGAGGAGATGATAACAATTATGGTGTTGGAGCTGTGTTAACGAAAAGTGATATAGTACGTTTTAAAGACGCTTTCTCTGTTAGTCCTTCACACATACTGTTACCAGAGAGTGGAACTTTTCGACAGCAGCAATATGGAGTTAATTGTGTTATCCAAGGTGTACATCCAAATAGTGTTGCCGCACATATGAAAGATGGAGAGTATAAATTGTTCGGTAGTACTGGATTTGTTGGAAAAGATTCTTCTAGAGTAGTTAGAACTCCTATCGATGAAGATGTACGATCTATCTGTGGAATAAAAGTTGAATGGGACAAGCCAAAGTTGGAAGGCTTTGGGGATAATCCTAGTAGAAAAGATAAATGGTTGGCATGGACTGATTCAATAACTCATACTGCAGACGAAGTGCCTCGAGATGTTTTAGATGCCGCTGTTTCTGACTACACAAATGGTATTATTTCGTATATCAAACATAACCCTCCAGACATTATGCGACCTTTGAATGATTTTGAAGTTGTTTGTGGAGTGCAAGATGTGGAGTTTATTGAGCCATTAGAATCTTCAACATCAATAGGTTTTCCTTTGGGTGGATCCAAGAGGAAATGGATGGAGCTTCGTAAAGATGAACTTGGTCAATGGAGAAATATGTTTACTACTAACATGTTTATGGAATCAGCAAAGTACATTGAAGATGCTTACGTACATAATAAAAGAGTTTATTCGGTTTATAAGAGTTTTCCAAAAGACACTCCTACAGAAGTGGGCAAAGATAAAGTTAGAATTGTAAATGGAGCACCGATAGACAATCAAATAGTTACCAGGCGACATTTAGCGTGTTTTGTCAAATACATGTGTGAGAATAGTGATGTCACAGAATGTTCTGTTGGCATTAACCCGTATGCGCATAAATGGCATGATATGCGTCAGCGTTTGTTGCGAAATGGTAACAATATCATGGCTCTTGATTACAGTAAGTTTGATACTCGTATGTCTTCACAAATTGTTCTTGCAGCATTTGCGTGTATAGCACATATAATGGCCTTCTTTTACAGAAATGATAGTTTTTTACGGGAATATACTATGAAGATTATTTCTGGTTTGGCTGCAGATACTGCATGGCCTGTTGTGTGTGTGAATGGAGACATAATTATGTTGCAAGGTGGTATAGTTTCTGGTAATTCTATGACTGCTATATTGAATAGTATTTGCAACTCTATTCTCTTGAGAATCGCTTATTTTCATATTTATCCTAGTGGCATTGTTCAAGGATGGTTTTCTAGACAAGTTTTGGATTTTAGATCTGGTGTCATATTGTATGTTTATGGTGATGATTTACTGGGTAGTGTTTCAAGAAGTGTTCATCGCTATAATAATCGAATTGTTGGAGTTGTTTTGGGAGAGTATGGTTATGTGTTGACCGCCTTCGATAAGGTTAAAACTCCTCCAAAATTTTATGCTATAAAAGACGTTGAGTTCTTGAAGAGGTCTTTTAAATGGCATCCAGAACTTGGTATGTATACTTGTCCTTTGAACGAAAAGTCGATCTTTAAGAGATTATGTTGTGTACTTAAACCTGTTAGTCCTAACACTATGGAGGGTGTGTTGGCTAGCAATTTGCGGTCATCTATGATGGAATTCTTCTTTCATGGCAGGCGCTTGTATGAATTGAGATCGAAGCAATTAAAGAAGGTGTGCTCAAAGATAGAATGCCCTATCATGCGGGGAATATGCATGAAAACTGTTAGCTCAACTTATGAAGAGAGGTTGGTTGAGTGGCAGGATAATTATTTGTGTGTGAGATTTAAGGCGGATTTATCTCACACTACAACCTCAACTGGGGAACTCAGTTTACAATCCCCCCCCACTTAGAGTTGGTTCGCTCTGAGATATGGGTTTATTGGACCGCTGAAAAAATACATAAAATACAAAAAATACATATATATAATACACAATACATAATTACATGTAAAATTTCACCTCAATCTGGGAAGGAAGAGAATGTAGACTTCCAAGATGAGAATGAAATGCAATATAAAGTCCCAACTAGTTTGGGACAATTGGGGGTTTCTAGTTTGAAAGGTGATAAAGCAGAGTTGACGGAATTTTTCGCAAGGCCTGTTTTACTTGCGACTTTACAATGGTCTACGACTACAGTTTTGTCGTCCGTTCAATATCCGTGGACCTCTTTTTTATCGAATTCTCGTGTTTGTAACAGAATCAATAATTTTAAATTGTTGCGAGGCAATATGCATATTAAGATTATGATGAATGGTAATTCTTTTTATTATGGTCGAGCGATGGTTTCTTGGAATCCATTGGCTCTCGATGATGATTACTATGAAAATACTGTTTCTGATGATGCAGTTACGTGTCGTATGTCTCAAAGACAACATGTGATGTTAGATCCCAGCCAGTCTACTGGTGGTGAGATGGTTTTACCATTTTTATGGTATAGGGATTATTTGTCATTAGACAATTTGTTATTGGACACCGGTACTATAGGTGAATTGAACATACGAGAATTATATCCACTGAAATTAGTCACCGACACAACAGCACAACCTGTCACTATAACGATGTTGATGTGGATGTCTGATGTAGAAGTTGGAGGTTTGACTCAAGCTGCTATGCCATTATTAGTACCTCAATCTGGAGTGGAAGAGGCTGATGAATATGATGGTAAAATTTCCAAAGTTCTTAAAACAGCAGCTAGAATAGCTGACCCCCTGTCTGTGGTACCTGTGCTTGCACCATATGCCAAGGCCACTGAAATGGTCACAAGTGTGGGAGCGAATGTAGCTAAAATGTTTGGATATTCTAAACCGTGTTCTAGTGGTGATCCTGATAAAGTTTTAGTTCGTCCGTTAGGTGATTTGGCTACATGTGTGGGTTCTGACACATGTTTGAAATTGACTCTTGATCCCAAACAAGAGGTATCCGTTGATAATCGTATCTGTGGTACTTCTGGGGAAGATGATATGGTTATTAATAAAGTGGCGAATATTTATTCAATAGTCAAAGTTATTCCATGGCGTACTACTGATGCAGTTGGAGATATGGTACAAACAATGTTGGTGGATCCAGGATTGTTGGTTGGTTCATCAACTTCTGAATTTACTTGTACAGCAGTCGGTGGAATGTCGATGCCTTTCAAATATTGGAGCGGTTCACTCGAGTTTAAGTTTGAGATAGTGGCTTCTAGCTATCATAGAGGTAGACTAGCTTTGATATATGATCCAGTTCAAACTGTCACATCACATGAATATAATGTCAATTATCAAGAAGTTATAGATATTTCTGAAAATCGTTCGTTTAGTGTCAGGATATCTAATGCTCAAGATCGTTCTATTTTGACATGTTTTAAACCCCGTCATGTTACTTCATTCCCTGATTTTGGACCTATGGGTACAAATAATATTACGCTAGCTCATGTGCTCGCAGCTGACAGTGTTGGGAATGGTACTTTAACTTTAAGAGTTGTGAACAGGTTAACAGCCCCAACTGATGATATACATACTGAAGTGGGGATAATAGTGTCAGTTAGAGCCTGTGAAGATTTTAGAGTTTATGTTCCTGATAATACTCTTTCATATTTGAATTTTATTCGACCTCAATCTGGTATAGAACCTATTGATTCCAGAATAGTACATTCTTTGGACAATTCTGTTACTTTCGATGTTAAGGGTGACATGTCAGATTTATCCCACGTGTATATAGGGGAAGATATATATTCCATCAGAACTTTGATGAAGAGATACATTTTGTATCTGCCTGTGAGATTTGGTTCTTTCGAACTTACTAGTTCTGGTTCTGCCGCATTAGTGAAATTCTCTCATGCTATATATCCCCTCTTACCTGGGTATGCACGTGATACTATACATGTTGATAACCTTGCACAAGGAATCAATTATGTAGGACATACTTTCATATCCTTTTATAGAATGGCTTATGCAGCGATACGAGGTTCTACACGCTGGAAGTTTGTGCCATACTATAATGCTCGTGAACAAATGTCAGTTGTGGATGTGCCAATTATTGTCAATAGGAATGATGAAGCTGTAGCTGCTGGATATCCTGTTTTGACTACTTTGGATCCTAGTACACCAAGTACTTTTGCGTATGATTATTTGTTTAATGCACCTAATTCGAACCAAGGTTCTCAAGCAACTGTAATGAGTGTTAATGGTACGATTGAGTTTGAAGCGCCATTTTACACAGATCAAAGGTTTGTTTGTGGACCTAGCTCGAATGAATGCAAAACATCTGCATACGTTTCTGGTTATGACATTTTAATGCCGAGAGCAGCATCAGGTCAATTAGGTTTGATTTTTTGTGCTGCTGGCGAGGATTTTAATTTAGGTCATTTCTTTGGTTTTCCTAAAATGCAGTATGATCCTACACACTTCACACCACCAACAGTTTAGCGAATTAATCGATCGCTCTGCTAATAAAACAAAATAGATAAACCCAATTGGAATGTTGGGCTCGGAATTTTCACCTCGG